AAGACCAAGCGCACCGGAAAGGTGCTGAATGATGATCGGGCCGATTGGCGCGAGGCTTGGGCACTCTTCCCCGGCGATGTCGCCTATGTCTGGCACGGGGCGCTGCACGCTGCCACGGTTGCCGAAAGTCTCGAGGTCGCGGGTTTCACCATCCGGTCCCAGATCATCTGGGCCAAGGATCGACTGGTTCTGAGCCGGGGTGATTATCACTGGCAGCACGAGCCCGCTTGGTATGCCGTGCGCAAATCCGGAAAGGGCCATTGGGCGGGCGACCGCAAGCAGACCACGCTTTGGCAGATTGCCAACAAGGATCAGGACGAAAAGACCGTCCACGGAACGCAAAAGCCCGTCGAATGTATGCGACGTCCGATCCTCAATAATTCGAGCTTGGGTCAGGCGGTCTACGAACCCTTCATGGGATCGGGCACGACGCTGATCGCGGCTGAGACGACAGGACGAGCCTGTTTAGGCATAGAGCTGAACCCGGCCTATGTCGATGTGGCCGTCCAGCGCTGGCAGAAGTTTACGGGGCAACAGGCTGTGCTCGATGGTCATGATAAGACATTCGATGCGCTGAAAGCTGAGCGCGAGGCAACATGAAACAGTCCCGCCTCATGTCTCTGGTCGAGGCTACCACCAACGTGATCGTCGGCTATGGCGTCGCTGTTATGACGCAGATCCTGATCTTTCCGATATTTGGGTTGCAAACAACGTTGGGACAAAATCTTGCTATGGGCGGGATATTCACGATCGTCAGCCTGTTGCGATCGTTCGCTCTGCGGCGGTTCTTTGAGTCTATCTGCGTTGCGCGGCAGCGAAGTTAGATCAAGCCGAGGCCTTTCAGGCAGCTGGCTGTGTCCATCAGCTGATGGGTCGGGACCTCGACCGTGATGGTGAAGCTGTCGGCAAAGGTTCTGCCGTAAACGCCTCCGTCGTCCATCAATGCCATTTCGATCTCCTCAAGGACGACGGTGATGCGGCTACGGTCAAAATGCTCGGGCAGGTTTCGGATGGGGAAGCGAATGCTGGTGGTTTCCATGGGGTTTACTCCGCGTGCTCGCCTTCCTTGAAGGCGCTGTCTGTAATGCGCTTCAGGAGTTCGGCGTAATAGTCAAGGTTGCCGACATGCCCCCAATGAACCTCGTCGGGATGGGTGTCGAAGTGCTCTGCGCTCAGCGCCTGCAGCCGCGCGAGCATCGTGTCGATCGCGGCCTTCTTGGCGATGAACGCGTCTTTGGCTGTTGTGCGGTGGCTCATCTTGAGGCGTCCTGAATTGCGTTGGGTGCTGTCATGACGTTCGCTCTTGTGGCGAGGTTTATCCAGTGAATTCGACGCAATTCCATATAGTTAATCGAAGGTTCCGGATCTGCGCATGTCGACAGCTACACAGCCCATTGGCGTGATCGCGCGGCTTCTGGACCTCTCCGAACGACGGGTCCAGCAGCTGAGCCGCGAGGGTGTAATCCCGAAGGCCGAACGCGGCCAGTATGATCTGATCGGCTCGGTCCGCGGCTATGTCCGCTATCTGCGCGATCAGGCGCTGAAGGCGCAGGCGGGTGCGCCAGACTATGCTGCCGAGCGGGCGCGCTTCATTCGAGCACGCGCCGACCTGGCTGAAATGGAAGCCGAAGAAAAGCGCCGCTCGCTGATCGCCGCCGAGCAGATCGAGGCGGCTTGGATCGCGGTGCTGGCGCTGCTCAGAACCCGACTGCTGGCCCTGCCTGACCGGCTGGCACCACAAGCTTTTGAACAATCAACCGTCGGAGACACCCGGAACCTGATCCGCGCCGCCATCCGCGAGGTGCTCGATGATCTCGCGCAGCCAGACATTGAACTTGAAGCCGACATTGACCTCGCCGAGTGCGCTCACTCTGAAGGGGGCACCGATCCTGAAGCGGACAGTGGCGAAGGCGCTGGCAGTTCTGAAGCCACCACCGGATCTGACGATCAGCGACTGGGCGGATCAGAACCGCCGGCTGAGCTCTGAAGCCAGCGCCGAGCCTGGCCAGTGGCGCACTAGCCGGGCCGAATACCAGCGCGGGATCATGGAAGCGGTCTCTGATGCTGCTACCGAAACCGTCGTCATCATGTCCAGTTCACAGGTGGGCAAGGCGCTGGCGCTCGATACGCCGCTAGCGACGCCTACAGGCTGGACTACGATGGGCGATGTGCAGGTCGGCGACATTCTTTTTGACGAAACCGGCGCGCCTTGCCGGGTCACGGGCGCCACGGATGTGATGCGCAACCGGCGCTGCTACCGGGTGCGGTTTTCAGACGGCAGTTCGATCATCGCCGATGCCGATCACCTTTGGGCGGTCGACAGCGACACACCAGTGCGCGCACAGGATGCGATAAGGGACCTGTTCCATGACGATCCACCGGGCGGTCCTGACCACGAAGGAGATTGCTGAAACTGCGCAATACTACGGCGCGAAAAAGCGGAACCGATACGCCATCCCTGTGGCCGGTGCGTTGCAGCTGCCCGAACATGCATTGCCGATCCCGCCTTACGCCTTGGGCGTCTGGCTGGGGGACGGCCACAGCTACGGTTCACAGATTACCTGCCATCAGGACGATCTGGAAATCGCCGACCATCTTCGCGCTTGCGGTATGGAGGTTGAGGTCAAGTCGAAGGACAAGCGGGTTCCTCATATCCTGACTCTGAAGCCGACGCTCCCGTGGCCTGAACACATTTGTCGCCGTGGGCATGACATGGATGTGCTGGGTCGCCACGGGAATGGGCAATGCGCGGAATGTGGGCGTCAGTTCTCGATGCAATGGAAGCACGGGCTTCCCGTTGATCCGGTTCTGGAACCGGCAAAGCCGTTCAGCCTGCGTCTCCGGGAGATGAGGCTGGTAAAGAATCGGAAAACTTCTGGAACCGGCAAACACATACCGCCCGCCTACCTGCGCGGGTCAATAGATCAGCGCTTGGCCCTCTTACAGGGGCTGATGGATACGGACGGCTACATCGCTGAATGCGGCCGCTGCGAGTTCATCACGGTTCATGTGCTTCTGGCGGATGGCTTTGGCGAACTGCTGGCCTCCTTGGGTATCAAGTTCACAGCCGTGGACAAGCAGCCGACGGTGGTGATCGACGGCGAACGGCGTCTCGGAAACCCCGCGACACGGTTCTCGTTCATGATCTATGACGACACGCCGGTGTTCCGACTGGCAAGGAAGCGCGCGCGGCAGGTCTCGCGGGCTGGGCGACGAACGACGGAAACCGAGCGCCGCCGCATCGTGGCAGTTGAGCCGGTTGAGAGCGTGCCTGTGCGCTGCATTCAGGTGGACAGTCCTAACCACCTCTACCTGGCCGGACGCACCATGATCCCGACGCATAACACGGAGATGGTCAACAACGCTGTCGGTTACCACATCGATCAAGATCCGGCACCGATCATGGTGGTGATGCCGACCGAACGGGATGCCGAAACCTGGTCGAAGGACCGCTTCTCGCCGATGGCACGGGACACGCCGTGCCTTCAGGGCAAGATCGCCGATCCGCGGTCGCGGGACGGCAACAACAAGATCCTGCACAAGCGGTTTCCAGGCGGGCATCTGACGATCGTTGGGGCCAACGCGCCCTCCGGGCTGGCGAGCCGACCGATCCGGCTGCTGCTCTGCGATGAAGTGGACCGTTACCCGTTCAGCGCAGGGGCCGAGGGGGACCCGGTCAACCTCGCGAAAAAGCGCACGGTGACGTTCTGGAACCGCAAGATCGTGCTCGTGTCGACGCCGACCAACAAGGGCGCGAGCCGGATCGAGGCGGCATTCGAGGAAAGCGACCAGCGCAGGTTCTGGGTGCCGTGCCCTCAATGTGGCCATGAACAAATCCTGACCTGGAGACAGGTGAAATGGAACAAGGATGAGACCGGCGGCCATCGTTCGGAAACCGCACGCTACCACTGCGCCGAGTGCGACGCGCCCTGGACCGATGAAACCCGGTGGGCGGCAATCTCGAAGGGCCGCTGGATCGCGGATGCGCCGTTCAATGGGACGGCAGGGTTCCACCTGAATGAGATCTATTCGCCTTGGGTACGGCTTGAGGCCATGGCCAAGGCGTTCCTGTCGGCGCGCGCCGGTGGGGACGAGACGATGAAGACCTTCATTAACACCTCCCTCGGCGAGACCTGGATGGAAAGTGGCGAGGCCCCGGATTGGCAGCGGTTGCAGGGGCTGAAGGAGGATTGGCGCGCAGGCACGGTGCCGGCGGGCGGGTTGTTCCTGACTGCCGGGGTCGACGTCCAGAAAGACCGGATCGAGGTTGATGTCTGGGCATGGGGCAAAGGCCTGCAAAGCTGGCTCATTGATCACGCCGTCATCGACGGCGGCCCGGGCGAGCAGGCGTGCTGGCAGAAACTGACGGACCTCCTTGGTCGGACTTGGGCTCACGCCAGCGGTACGCCGATGACGATTGCGCGGCTCGCGATCGACACCGGCTATGAAACGGCCGCCGTCTATGCCTGGGCGCGACAGGTGGGCTTTGGACAAGTGGCCCCGGTGAAGGGCGTCGAGGGGTTCAATCGGGCGAGCCCGGTGACAGGGCCGACGTTTGTCGATGCGACGATCGCGGGCAAACGTCTGCGCAGGGGGGCGCGGCTTTGGACCATCGCCACCTCGACCTTCAAGGCCGAGACCTATCGTTTCCTGCGGCTCGATCCGCCGGATGAGGTGGGACCGTCGCCCCAGTGGGGCGGCGTAAGCCCGCCGAAACCTAGCCCGGGGGATGGAGAACGGTTTCCTCCCGGCTTTCTTCATCTGCCGGGCTGGGTCGATGCCGAATGGCTGAAGCAACTGACGGCCGAACAGCTGGTCACAGTCAAGAACAAGCGCGGCTTCGCGAAACTCGAATGGCAAAAGCTGAGGGAACGCAACGAGGCACTCGACTGCCGTGTCTATGCCCGGGCAGCCGCTTGGATCCTCGGCGCAGACCGCTGGTCAGACGCGAGGTGGGAAGAACTCGCGGCGCAGTTTGGGGTCGCGGATGCCAGCGGCACGGCCTCTGCCACAGGCCCGCAATCTGTACGCAAGGCACAGGTGCGCCGCGTTGCGCGGTCAACATACATGGGATGAGTTTGGGCATGGCGGATTTGGCGACACTGAAACTCCGCCGGGAGGGCCTAACCTCGCAGCGCGCCTCGGGCGTGGCGCGCGTCAGCTATGACGGCAAGACGGTGGACTATCGCAGCGTCGCCGAGATCGACCGCGCCATTGAGGTCCTGGACCGTGAGATCGCTACAGCTGAGGGCCGGCGTATGGTGCGCCATGTCCGCGTGACAACGGCCAAGGGGCTCTGACAGAGATGGGGATGTTTGACATGTTCCGCCGCCCCAAGCCGGGCGGTGCTGAAGCCATGCGCGCGCGGCTTGAGGGGGCGATGGCCAAGCGCCGCTTGCGGGGTTGGAACCCGCCTTTGGAAAATATCAATGCGCTGGTCGCCTCGGGCGGACCCAGACTGCTGGCACGTTCGCGGGAATTGGTGGTGACGAACGGCTATGCCGCCAATGCCTGCGAGGCCTTTGCGGCTAACCTTGTTGGCGACGGCATCAAACCGTCTTCGCTCATCACGGATGCGGCGCTGCGTGATCAGGTGCAAAAGCTCTGGCTCGCCTGGACTGATGAAGCGGATGCCGATGGGCTGACCGACTTCTATGGCCTGCAGGCCATGGTCGCGCGCGAGATGTTCGTGGCGGGCGAGTGCTTCGTGCGCCTTCGGCCGAGACGGGCAGAGGACGGGCTGCTGGTGCCACTACAATTGCAACTTCTGCAATCCGAGATGCTGCCGTTTGAGAAAACCGAGACGGACCCGAATGGGAACCGCATTCGCTGCGGGATCGAGTTCGACCTGATCGGGCGACGGGTGGCCTATCACTTCCGCCGCCGCCATCCGGGCGACAGCACGGATCAGCGTGTGGCCATTCCCGACACCGTCCGCGTGCCGGCCGAGGAGGTTTTGCACATCTACCGGCCGATCGATGCGGGTCAGATCCGGGGCCTGCCGCATGTGGCGCCCGCCATGGTGCGGCTCTTTCTACTCGATCAATACGATGACGCAGAACTCGACCGGAAGAAAACAGCCGCGATGTTCGCAGGCTTCATCACCAAAACGGCCCCCGAAGACCCGATGATGG